CGTTCCCGGCCCGATGGGGCTCACTGGCGTCACCGGCGCGAGCGGTGCTACCGGCGCCACCGGCGCCGACTCCACGGTGCCGGGGCCGATGGGCATGACCGGCGCCGCCAGCACGGTGCCGGGGCCAACCGGCGTGCAGGGCGATCCCGGCGTGCAGGGCGCGATCGGCTACACCGGCGCCACCGGCGCCACCGGCGCGCCGTCGTTCGTGCCGGGGCCGGCGGGTTTCACCGGCGCCACTGGCGCGCCCGGCAGCACTGGCGCGGTCGGCATGACCGGCGCGGCCAGCACGGTGCCGGGGCCGATGGGCTTCACCGGCGCAACGGGCGTGCCGGGCAGCACTGGCGTCACCGGCAGCACCGGCGCGCCGAGCACGGTGCCCGGCCCGCAGGGCGTCACTGGCGCAACCGGCACCCCCGGCACGGTGGGCGCCACTGGCTCGACAGGAGCGACAGGCACGCCCGGCGCTAGCGAGTGGAGCTAAAGGTGCCAGCTACACGCGCCTTTTCCCCGCAGCCCGCGCGCTATCAGGGCGGCATGTTCCCGGCCCCGATCAAGGGGCTGACGGTGCGCTATACGCTCAACGCGCAGGACGCGAACACGGCGCTGCGGCTGACCAACGTGCTGTGCCGGCGCTACGGGGTCGAGTTGCGCCGCGGCTACCGCCGCTGGGCCTCGGACATCCCCGGCGAAGTGCGCTCGGTGATGTCGTACCTGCCACCGCGCGGCGCCGGCAGCGCGCTGATGCCGGCGCTGTTCGCCGGCTGCGCGGACAACAAAATCTACAACGTGACGGCGACCTCAGCGCCGGGCACGCCGCCGCCGGTGATCAGCGTGGCGGTGCCGGCGCAGCGCAGCCCCGGCGTGTGGAGTTGGACGAATTTCAGCGCGGGCGGGCAGAATTTCCTCGTGATCTGCGCGGCCGGCGCGGGCGTGTGGACATACGACGCCGTGGGTGGCTGGGTCGATCGCACCGCGGCGATCACCGGCGTCACCGGCGCGGCCGCGCTGGATTTCGATTTCGTGATGGTGTGGAAGAACCGCCTCTGGTTCATCGCGCTGAACTCCAACATCGCGTGGTACTTGCCGGTGCTCTCGATCCAAGGCGCGGCCAAGAGCTTCGACTTCGGCCCGCTGCTGGTGTTCGGCGGCGACCTCGCGGCGATGGCCTCGTGGACGCTCGACGCGGGCGACGGCATTGACGACAAGCTGGTGGTGATGGGCCGCGGCGGTGACGTGCTGGTGTACGAGGGCACCGATCCCGCCGACGTGAGCACGTTCCGCATCGCCGGGCGCTGGGCGGTGGGCCACCTGCCGGTGGGCCGGCGCTTCGCCTCGAAGTACGGCGGCGACTTGGCGATCATCAGCCAGAACGGCATCGAGCGCATGAGCCAGTTGACCGCGGGGCGCGGCATGAACGTGCCCGCCGGCGAGCTTGGCGGCACCGAGGATTGGGTGCGCTACATGGAAACCATCGCGCAGGATGTAGGCGCCACCTACTCGCAGACGTTTTGGCAGATGGTGCATTACCCCGGCGAGCAGTGCGCGATCATCGTCACGCCGCGCAACGTGTCGCTGGCCTCGTTGCAGTACGTGTACGGCACGCTGTCGGGCGGATGGAGCGAGTTCACCGGCGTCCCGATGGTGTCGCTCGAAGTGCATGACGGCAAATTGTTCTTCGGCACCAAAGACGGCAAGGTGATGCAGATGTTCGTCGGCGACAGCGACGACTCGCTGGACGAGACAACGCCGGGCGCGCAGGTGACTGCCGACGTGCAGACCGCGTTCGTGGCCGTCGCCAGCGACGAGTTCCACACCAAGCGGCCGTTGATGGTGATGCCGATGTTCGTCGCGCCCGCGCCGCCGAGCGTGAAGGCGCAGATCAACACCGAGTGGAGCTTTCAGAATCCGGCCGGCTCGCCGACTTACAACCCCACCGCCGCGGCGTCATGGGACAACGCGAAGTGGGACGACGCGCAATGGAGCGGCGCCGGCAACTTCTTCAATTCATGGGTGGGGGCCGAGGGATTGGGCACCCACTGCTCGCTGCGGATGTCGTTCACCGGGGTTTCGCCCGGCACCATTTTCACGTCATGGAAGCTGATGGCGGAAAACGGCAAGGGCGTGTTGTAGGTAGTCACTTTAAAGGAAGGCAGGCCGAAAATGAAACCACTGAAAGTTGACAGTCTGGAACGCAAGCAGATGCTGCACTTCATCGCGTTGAAGAACAGCAACGCGAACGAAATCCGCGAGCGCATGAAGGCCGGGCCGCTCGGCAGTCAGACCGACGCCTACATCAATCAGTACGAGGATGGCGGCGGCCAGTTCTATCGCTACGAAGCCGCGTTCTCGGCCATGTACCTCACGCTGCAAAACCAGCGCAACGGTGGTGGTGGCGCCGCCTACAGCGATGCGGAACTGAACGCGCTGCCGACGCCGCCGGCGTGGATGGACGTGCAGACCGATCCGCTGCCCGAAGAGTCGCAGGACTCCAATGCGTGGGGCAAGTACGTGAAGCACTACGCCAAGAATCACGGCTACGACGGCGCCGATCCGTGGAACGCGGGGCAGGACATGCTGGTGCAGGCGGTGAAGGCGGGCGATCCTTCCCCCGACAAGGGCGAGAAGCCGGAATAAACTATGCCGGCGCTTCCTGTTGATCTGCCGACGCGCGTGGCGTTACTCGAAGCCAAGGTGCGGCTGATCACGTTGGCGCTAGAAGGCATGATCATCGCGTTTTTCTCGGCGTTGATTGCTTACTTTTTCAAGACGTGAAAGGAAGGAACGCGGCCCCATGAGCTACGTCGTCACCGCACTGACGCCTGCCGAGAAGATCGTGATGCTCGAATTCTTGCACGCGCACGAAGTGCATCTGCCGCCGAGCGGCGACTTCCAAGCGTTCGGCTCGGTGTCGGAGCCCGCCGAGTCGCTGCTGGGCGTGGTGGCGTTCAACGGCTTTTGGGGCCGTGTCTGCACGATGCACACCGCGGGTGAAGGCAATTGGGTCAGCCGCAAATTGATCTGGCGCTGCTTCGACTATCCGTTCCGGCAACTCAACTTGCAGGCGGTGCTGGCGCCGGTGGCCGCAAGCAACGGGCGTGCTTTAAAGTTCGACCAGAAGCTGGGATTCCGCGAAGTGCATCGCGTGCGCGGCGGCTGGGCGGATGGCGACGATCTGATCGTGCTGCAACTGCTGCGCGAGGATTGTCACTGGCTGGATCGCCTCGATCGGCGCTTCGCGCACTAGGAGCTTCATCATGGGCAGCAAGTCACCACCCCCGGCACCGGACTACACCGCGGCTGCGAACCAGCAGGCGCAGGCCAGCAAAGAAAATATCAACATGCAGACGTGGGCCAACCGCGCCGATCAGAACACGCCGTGGGGTCATACGACGTGGGGCAGCGAGGCGGTGGTCGATCCCGCCACCGGGCAGACCGTCACCAAGTGGACGCAGAACCAATCGCTCGACCCGAAGTTGCAGGAAGCGCTCGACCAGCAGCTTCAACTGCAAAAAGATCGCTCCAATATGGCGGGCGGCTTCATGCAGCGCGTGCAAGAGGACATGGGCAACAACCCCTTCAATTGGGACAAGATCAACCAAGAGCACGCGATGGGTCAGGCGATCGACCCGAGCCAGTACCAGATCGGCCCCACCGGCGCGGTGACGTCGGTGGGGCAGCAGCAGCTTGACCTGTCGAGCCCGCAGCGCACCACCACCGGCAACGAGCGCCTCAACATCACCGGACAGGACACCAGCGGGCTCAACCAGACCACGCAGACCGCGAACCAAGCCAACTTTGTCGATGAGCGGCACCGCATCGAACAGTCGCTGTTCGATCGGATGCAGCCCGAGCACGATCGGCAGACGGCGGCGATCACCACGCAACTCGCCAACCAAGGCATCACGCCGGGCAGCGAAGCCTACAACCAAGAAATGCAGCGCGTGAGCGATCAGCAAGCGCGCGAGCGCTTCAACGCCGTGCAGCAGGGCGGGCAGGAGCAGCAGGGCCTGCAAGGCATGCTGATGGGCCAGCAGGCGCAGGCGTTCGGGCAGGAGCAGGCATCGCAGCAGGCGCACAACCAAGCGCTGAATCAGTTGTTTCAGCAGGGGCAGGGCGCGGCCGGCTTCAATCTCGGCGTGGGGCAGCAAGGCTTCGCGCAGGACTTGGCCGCGCAGCAGGCGCAGAACGCCGCCAAGCAGGCGCAATTCCAGCAAGCGCTGTCGTCGGGCCAGTTCCGGCGCCTGTGCCGGCGCGAGTTCCTCAACTACCTGCGCATCCGCGAGTGGCAGGACGTCCACTCCCAGCTCCGCCGCGTGGTCGGCGAGATGGACATGCGCCAGGACACCG